GTAGTGGCGTAGCTGGTTAAAATGTGGCTCAATCGCTTGCCATTGGGCATCTGTTAAGTCTGTTGGGTAGGATTTTCTAGTCATAAAGATATTTTATCATTTTTGTGAATACAGGTTCTTAAATACGCCTGAATCGCAAATGGAAGTGGACGCCGCACCACGCGGCGAAGCGAAATCGACGCTTGTTTCACGATTGTTTCCGTTGTGGTGCATGGTAACAGGGCGTAAGCGGTTTTATGCTTTGATTATGGACAGCATTGACCAAGCGTCGCCGATGTTGGAATCGATTAAAGCAGAATTGGAATTTAATCCGCGTTTGATGATGGATTTTCCCGAAGCGTGTGGACAGGGGCGCGTGTGGCAGGCTTATACGATTGTTACCAAAAATGACATTAAAGTTCAGGTGGCAGGTTCGGGCAAAAAAATGCGTGGTTGGACACATGGCCCGTATCGTCCCGATTTGATTGTGTTGGACGATATTGAGAATGACGAGCAAGTCCGCAATCCTGACCAACGTGATAAATTGGAAAGTTGGCTGAAATCAACGGTATTGCATTTGGGTGGCGTGGGCGAAAAAACGGACGTGATTTATATCGGGACGATTTTGCACTACGACAGCGTACTCAATCGCACACTCAATAATCCAATGTGGCGCAGCAAAAAGTTTAAGGCGATGTTGTCGTTTCCCGAGCGCATGGATTTGTGGGACGAATGGGAAGCGATTTTACGCAACAATGGCAATGCTGGTGCAGCGATGGCACAAGCGTTTTATGAAACCAATCAAGCAGAAATGGAACGCGGTGCGCAAACATCATGGGCAGCGCGTGGTGTATTGGATTTAATGAAAATCCGTGTGCGCGATGGGCATGAAGCGTTTGACAGCGAATTGCAAAACGACCCTGTGAGCAGTGACAGCGCACCGTTTGCCAAAGCCATGCAGTTTTGGACGGATTTGCCCAATGATTTGGTGTATTTCGGTGCGCTTGACCCGAGTTTGGGCAAGGCGGGCGCAAGCCGCGACCCGAGTGCGATTTTGGTGGGTGGGTATCAAAGAAGTAGCGGACGCTTGTTTGTGGTGGAAGCGCAAATTAAAAAACGCTTGCCTGATTTGATTATTGAAGACGTGATACGACTGCATACGCAATATCGTTGCGTGATGTGGTTTGTGGAAACGGTGCAATTTCAGGAATTTTTGAAAGATGAACTGGTTAAGCGTTCGGCACAACGCGGTTATCCCGTGCCTGCGCGAGCGGTTAAACCCAATTCAGATAAATTGTTGCGGATTGAGACGTTACAGCCGCATATGGCAAACGGTTTGATTTGGCTGCACAGCTCGCAAAGTACGCTGATTGAACAACTGCGCCACTTTCCCAAAGCGGCGCACGATGATGGACCTGACGCACTGCAAATGCTTTGGGCAGGCGCAGTATCCAATACCGCCCCGATTGAATGGCAAAGCACAGCAGACGATGATTTTGATGATAATGAATTTAAAAGCAAATGGGCAAAATAATATATTTCAGGCTGCTTTTTTCTCATCAAAAGCAGCCTGAAAACACATTTAAATCACATTTAAACGGTGTTTAAACATGGCTAAACAAGACAAAAAGAACGTACAAATCCACCAAAATCCGCAAACCAATGAAGCGCGGATAACCGCCAATGGACGCGTGATTGCTGACCACCCGAGCAACCACATCACGCCAGCCAAAATGCGCGGTTTGTTTGAAGATGCAGAAAATGGCGACATTACCGCGCAACACGAGCTATTTACCGATATTGAAGAGCGTGATAGCGCGATTGCCGCCGCTCTGCAAACGCGCAAAATGTCAGTGTTGGGCTTGGATTGGCGTATAGTCGCGCCGCGTCAAGCCAATGCCACAGAAGAACAATTAAGCCAAGCGGCGCATGATTATTTAGCCGATTTGCCTGCGTTGGACGATGTGTTGTTGGATTTGATGGACGCGGTGGGACATGGTTTTGTGGCGTTGGAAATGCAATGGCAACTGTCAGGCAGCCTGAACTCGCCCACTGCCTTTACTCACAAACCGCAAGCATGGTTTCGCTGGGACAAAAACGATACACTGCTTTTGAAAACACCCGACAATCCAATGGGCGAACCGTTTTTGCGCGTGAATTTTGCGCTTTCTGATGGCGTGCGTTTGCCTGTGTTTGAATTTGACACGCGCGAAACGGCAGATTTAGCCACTGTTGCCGAAGCCCTGCCCAAGTTGGTGGATATTGGCGTGCAGATTCCCGAAAAATGGGTACATGAAAAACTGGCCATTCCTGAAATTGCCGATGGCGAGCGCGTGCTATCGCGTGAACAAAAGCAGCCTGCACAGAATAATCCGTTAAAAGCGATGTTGGCAGCCTTATCCGCACAAAAGCAGCCTGAAAAAGCAGTCAGCCGTGAACAGCAAATACTGGAACAAATCCAAGACGAGGCTTTCAGGCAGCCTGATTTTAACGCGCAACTCAATCCCATCGTGAAACAAGCCGTAGCGGCAATGATGGCGTGCGAGAGCTACGAAGAAGCAGACGCTGCCTTAACCGCACTCTATCCAAACTTGGACAATCAAGCCTTAACGCGCTATATGCAGCAAGCCTTGTTTTTGAGTGATTTATTGGGACAAGCCAATGCCAAACATTAACTTTGTTTTAGATTTGCCGCCGAAAAAAGCGATTGAATGGCTCAAAACCAAAAAAGTGACGGCAGAGAATTATCGTAACTTGACAGAAAGCGAAATTGCCAAAGTTTACACCATTGCCAAAATGACGGATTTGGATATGCTGCAAGACATCAAAAGCAGCCTGATTCAGGCAGCCGAGCAAGGCAAACCGTTTGGCGCATGGAAAAAAGACTTGCTGCAACATTTAGCCAACAAAGGCTGGCTGCACCCAAACGGACACAATGGCAAAGACATCATCGACCCAAAAACAGGAGAGATTTTTGGCACGCCACGCCGTTTGGACGTGATTTATCGCACCAATATGCAGGCTGCTTATAACGCAGGGCAATATCAAACCTATATGGCAGACGTGGACAATCGCCCTTATTGGCAATATGACGCAGTGGGCGATAATCGCACGCGCCCTGCTCACGCTGCTATGGACGGCTTGGTCTATCGCTATGATGACCCATTTTGGGCAACGTTTTATCCGCCCAATGGTTATCGTTGCCGTTGCAGCGTGATGGCGTTGAGTGCGCGTGATGTGGAACGTGTCGGTTTTGCATTGAGCGTGTCTAATGAACGTAATTTGGTGCAAACCGAAAAAGTGTATAACCGCAAAGGCGATACTTACCCGACCACTGCCTATAAAGCCCCAGACGGCAGACTGCACACCACCGATAAAGGTTTTGCCTACAACGCAGGGCGCATGAATTATCGTCCTAATCTGGATTTGTATGACCGTGCGCTGGCGCATCAATTTGCCAAAGCGGAAATGAGTGGGGCGGAGTTTCAGGCTGCCTTTAAGCAGTTAAACGCTGAGTTTTATCAAGTGAAAGCAAGATTGGGATTTGAAGGCAAACTTGATGATGGGCAACTGCGCGACATTCGCAACCGTTTATCACGACAACTTAAATTTGCCGTAGGGGTTTTAACACCTGAAATACAAGCAGCAACGGGTATTCAAAAAGCAACCGTTTGGCTATCTGATGATACGCTGATTAAGCAAGTGGACAGCCGTGAAGGGCAGGATTTTAGCGTGGAAATGTATGCTTTGCTGCCTGAAATCATCAAAAATCCCGATTATGTTTTTGCCGACAACAGTCGCGGAAAAAACAGTTTTGTGTTGATTGGCACACAACAAAACCATTTGTATGTAGCGGTGTTGAAATATTTGGTACAGCAAGATGAGATTTTTTTGGATTCGTTTAGACGAACGGAACAGAAAGAAATTGAACGTTGGCTGAAAAAGCAAACTGTGTTGAAAAGCAAATAGCCGTTGGGTCGGGCTCCCCACACCGACACACAGTCAATTCTGTTACAGCAATGTTATGCCCAATTCTTATGAATTGCAGAACGCCCACGATAGGGAGATTATCATCGCTTTTCTAACGGCTTAATTGAGATAATACCATGATTGAAGTACAAATAGACAATCTTTTTGTCGTGCAGAACCAAATAGAACGGCTGGGTCGTGGTTTAGATGACAACCGCTATTTGCTGATGAAAAAATTAGCTGGCACGATGAACCACGCCGTCCGCCAAAACTTTCGCCAGAGCGGTCGCCCGAAATGGCTCGGCATTGAATACCGCAACGGCAAGCCTTTGATAGACACAGGCGCGTTGCGTGATAACATCAATCAAGCCTATGACAACGACACCGCATTAGTCGGCACGAATATAGTTTACGCCGCAATCCACAACTTTGGTGGCATGGCTGGGCGCAATCGTAAAGTGCGTATTCCTGCTCGCCCATTTTTGGTTTTAACCAACGAAGACAAGCAGGATTTAATGGACGATGTGCAAGATTATTTCCGCCAACTTATCAGCTAATTTTAAAACGGCTCAGATTTGCGTTTTTAGCGCGTTTTAACGCTCGGATAGGCAAAAATACCTTTTTTCATTTTATTGCAAACCTCGTGCAATTTGACCGCCTTTTGACCGCATTCATTATTTAGTTTGAACACGCCATTTTATTTAGGCAGCCTGAAAACCTATTTTTTGCGTTTTCAGGCTGCTTTTTTTGGGGCGCGAAATCGCCCGTCTCTTTTCTATTTTCTCAATCATTCAAAATAGCCACATCTCAACAAAGGTAAGGCAACCATGTCAAAAAAATTCATTTTGGCAGCGTGTAGCTTTGAGGTAACGGCAAAAGATGGACGTATCCAATTATTGCCCTACGGCGAATTTCGTGCGGTAGATGGTCGCCCAACAGATGCCACGCGCGAAATTCTCCCCACATTTTGCAAGATAAACCCACTTACTATTTATTTCATACCGTGCAACAAAGT